GGGCCGGCTCTATCGCTAGGTCGGTGACCAGATCAAAATCCAAGTCGGTCGCGGCAATGCTCATCTCGTACTCGCTTACCCGGGTCGGCACGATCAGCGCGGTGGCAGACCCATCATGACGCCGGATCATGATGCGCGGGCTGTCCACGCCCCAGTCCAGCGGCTCCGTCACCTCGAGTACGACACGGTCGCCGACCTGCCGAGCGCCGATGATCAGTGCCGACTGGCTGGTTCCTGGAATGTCGTCGGCCAGGGCGATGCGATCAAAGCGTTCATAGCACAGCACTTCGAGATCGGTGGTTCCAGAGTACGACCAACGCTGGGACTGGTGCTTGCGCAACAGCCTCATGCCGATGCGCCAGGCGCGATCCCGATCCAGAACACCATCCAAAGTGATGGCATCGACCTTCAGGCCAAGGCTGTCACCGATCCGACAAGGCACTGTTTCCTCTGACCAGGTACGTGGGTCGACATACTTCACGTCTACTCCGTCGAAGTCATCCTGGCCAGGCGCAGTGAATGAGGCGGTGAGCTCGTCGGTAAGTTCGTGGTTAGTGATGGTGCCCCTAACGGGCTGTACACCTTCCCGGATCGCGCTAATCAATCCCTCTGTCAGCGTAAGATGACTCATGCCGGCCGCGAAGATCGTTTGCAGCACCTCCCGCACCGACGAAGCTTCGGTGTACTCCAGGTCGAAAGTCTCGCCGCGGGGCGTCCAGTATGACGACTCAAGCCCGAGCAGCTTCGCTGTGTCGACCTCGTCCGACAGAATGCCTAGACTGCCAAGAACGTGGAGCGCGGCGCCACTGATTGAACGACCAGGGAAGCCTTCATATAGCCGCTCAGCCACCAAGCTAACGCGCCGATCTGACTGAGCACCCAGGCGGTCTCCGGTTCTGATCGATGCAGTGAAGATGGTCACCCCGGGGTAGACTGCAGGGGCTTCCAGCTTCGAGCGCAGGCCATACCAGTAAACGGTGTCGCGGGTGTTCCCGCCGCTCTCGGGATTTTCGCGTCTAACTCGGTACTGCGGTCGCATCTTGTACGGCAGTGTCTTACGGAAGGTAAAGCCGATGGCGTCCTCGGTGTTGCTCTGCAGGTTGTGCACCTCTCTGGTCCAAGCGCCGCCGATTGCCGCATCACGCCACTCGACAAAAACATTCAGAGATCCCGCCCGACGATGGCCGTTGCTCTTGTACCAGGCAAGACCGCCTGGTAGATAGAAATCATATTCGATGGTATCGGTCACCTCCTGCTCCGGCACGGCCATAAATGGACCGAGCCAGTCCAGGTTGGAGGCACCGTCCGCGCTAAGGGAGAAGTCCAACAGCGTCCGAACAGCAAACCCTGCCCACCCGGTATCTATCACACCGGCATCGGTGAGGCGCTGAACGCTCATGGTTAGACCATCAATGTCAGTGATGGTGTAGCGGTGGCTGCGATAGCCCAGGGATAGCCGCTGCGATCCATCTTCAAGACCGGCGAAGGGAGTGCCGTTTTCGTAGTTGAGCTCGATGTACGCCGGCTGCTCTGGCACGCCGCCGGCTGACGCCGAACCCACGGTGTATACCGGGGCCACGCCGAACACGGCCACTGGGGCATTCGACTGCGAGAGAGTACCGCCCCGGTAAGGGCTCGACGGCTCAGCGATCAGCAGGCGGCCTGAGTTGTCCTGGGCCGTCAGTCCCATTCCATCAAGCTGGGAGGTGATCGAGGAGACCAAGCCGCTCATGTTCAAGTAGTTGGACGCCAGCGAAATGGTCCGCGTACTCCCCCGGTAGGTGATCGTCCATACCGCCGGGGAAGCCGTGAAGTCGTAGGTAGTCGGCGATGCGCTCGCCTGCACGGACGATGGGCTGCCCCCCGACCCGGGCACCGGAGGCACATAGGGCGAGTAGCTGGCCACCACCAGGTCATAGTCCATATCGGTGGACAAGGTGACCTTCATACCCACGAACGGAGCCAGATCACCCAGCGGCCCGGAGATCCGGTCGTACTCGCCAACGCTGCTCACCGTGTAGCTGTTCGGCGTACGCATGGTGACGGTCAAACCCACATCCCACACCTCGGGAAACTCGGGGCTTTCGCCCGCAAGGCTCACGCTCAGACCGCCCAGCACCAGCGCATCGGCAATCACCGAGGTTCCGCCGCTGGCTGTCGATGCCGTGTCCAGGCCTGAGGTGCCGGCATCGGTACCGCCGACCTCCCCCACCGAGTACCAATTCTCCGCCCGCGGATCACCTGCCAGGCTCTCGCCTGGGTTGTAAAAGGCGTACGACACATCAGTGCCGAACGCGGCCAGCGGGGTGTCGCCGATCTTGATGCTGCTGGGCAGGAAGACGTGCGACCCAGCACCTACGCACAGGCACAGGCTGGTGTGCAGTTCGCGCTCATTGACGAAGCGCGAGACTGGCTGCACCACGTAATCCGGGTAGACCTTGTATCGGCCAAGGATCTCCCGTACCGGCTCGTTGACCTTGGCGCGGTTGGCCTTCGCCGGGTTGAGGTCCATCGAATCGCCCTGGCCGGGCTGCGATACCCCAGGCGTTTTCATGGACAGAACCATGACCAAGGCGACAGCGGCAACGGCCACAGCAGCCCAGGCCGCCACCACCAAGGCACTCGCCCGCGGTTCGGGATAGATGCGCACATCGGTTTCTGGCCGCACCACGAACTCAGCCCAATCCGCCACCGGCAAGAGCTCGCCGCTGACCTTGATACAGATGGGGTGTTCGCGCTCCAGCGAGAAATCAGGCGCCTGCTTCTTCAGCCAATCAACCAGCAGGATCGGGGCCTCGATGACGTGGGTTTCAAGTGGCTCGCCCTCAAGGCCGCTGGGGTAAAGCCTGATCATCGGTAGTACTCCACTCTGGCAAACCGCCGCTCAAAGCGGCGCAAGGGTGTCAGGCTGACGTTGCGCTTGGGGTTGATCTCCAGCACCTCCAGCGCGCCGGCGACCTCCAGCACGATGGCGACGTGGTCCTGCACTTGGCCCCGGTAAGCAGCGGCGACAGCGCCGTGCCCCGCTGGGCAGCTGGTAACTGCGGTCTGGATCATCTGCTCGCACGCCCGCACGAACCCGCCGTCGGCCTTGCGCATCTCCGCCCACTCGGGCCAGGCCGGCAGGCCCAGGTCGCGGCGAACCTCCAGCACCAGGCCGTAGCAGTCGACATGCGGCCACAGCCGACCGCCCTCGACCCAGAGGCCGAGGTTGTATTTATCGATGTTCATAGGTAGCGCAGCCCTGGGAATTCGTTGAGGTTGTAGGTGTTGCGTGGCCACCGAGTGTCGAGCAGGTCGAAGTAGCCGGCGGTCACCGAGACCTGGGTCGCCGTGACTGAACCGCCCTTGATCTTGAACCGGTGCGGCGCATGGGCCGGCGCGCCGAGGTCGTCGGAGGTGTACGCGCGGTAGATCAGCGACATGCTGCGCCCATCCCTCAGCGCTGCACGGATAAAGCCAGAGGCAACGCCGTCGATGTTGCTCAGGGCGAAGGTCAGGTCCTGGGTGCCGTCGTCATTACGCGCCGGCAGAGCCAGGTCCATGCCGCAGGGCGTGCACACCACCACCTGGCCGGTTTCGAGCGTGATGGTCAACTCATCCCACCCTTTGGTCATCCAGTAGGTGGTGATCCCGTCAGTGATCTCGAGCACTTCATGGATTATCTCAGGGCCGGAGCTCGCATAGAGCCTTTTCAGGATGCTCATCGTGCAGACCTTTTGACCGACCAGGCCCCTGCAAGCGCTTTAGACACGTCGCCATTGCCACGGGCCAGGTCGCCAGCAATCTGTTTCTTTGCCTCGCGAATGAATAGTTTCATGCGGTCACCATCCTGCTGCACGTCGACCTGGGCCGGCGCGTAGTTATGGACCTCAACGTTCATCGAGCCGCCACCAGGCTTGGACGTGGCATCAACGCTATTTGCGCGCTGCAGGTAGCCGGTCAGGTCCCGGTTCTGCGCCGGGCTCAATACTCGCTCGCCGCCATCCAACAACCAGGTGCCCTCGCGGGGAATGCTGTTGATACCGGCGTGCGCCTGGCCAGATAGCGCCGATCCAACCCCAGTCATCAGCAACCCTGCTGCTGCTGATGCAGCGATAGCCGCACCCGGCGCGATTGCCGGGCCCACGAATGGAACCCCGATCATCGCGGTGAATGCGTTCAGGCCGGCCATGGCCACCTGTGCTGCCGCGTACGCCAGCAGCGAGTGGCCGATGGACTGAATGAAGGTCGCGGCAAAGTCCTTGGCATTGAGCTTCCCGGTCTCGGCCCACTCGGTCAGCATGTCGGTCAGCGAGCTGAAGGTCGCCGAACCCACGCTCTGCATGTTGCTGTACAGATCCATGGCAGCTTGTGCCTGGGTCGCGAAACCGCTGATGAAGCCAGCGGTGCCGTTCTGCTGCATCGCGTCAACATCCTGGTAGTACTTCTCCTGCATGGCCTTGCGGTCATTCAGCGCTTTGTTGAGGATTTCCGTCTCCCGCTCGTACACCGAGTCGGACACATCCCCTGCATCGTGACGCTGCCGCAAATCCTCAAGCTGGTCCTGGTAGTTTTGCTCGATGGCCAGCAGGTCCAAGGCCCGCTGCTTCATCTCATCACTGCTGTAGGCATTCTTCAGCGGCGCATCCAGCGTGCGCTGATCGATGCTCAACTGCCGCTTCACGCTTGCATCAAAACCGGCGACCGCCTTGTCGTCCTCCTTGGCCTGCTTCAGTTGCTTCAGCTGGTCCAATTCAGCGGCCAGGCCCTTCAGACGCTCTTGCTGCTTGGCGCTCAGGCCGGTGAGATTCCCCGACTCCAGCTCGAACTGGAGCTTGGCCACCTCCGTGGCTTCTTTGCGCTTGTCCGTCTCGGTGTTGATAAGGGCAATCTGGCGTTTGTAGCCTTCCTCGGCGGTGTCGAACTGACCCTGGAGTTTTTTGGCAGCGGCTTCGGCCGCTTTGGCGGCCTCTTGCTGGGCTGGGGTAGTCGGCGTGAATGTGCCTGGCTGTGGCGTACCGCCACCAAGTTCTGCGGCAGCTTTTTTAGCATCAATTACATACTGACGAATCTTGTCGCCCGCCAGCGGCTTAGCAAGCTCCTTATTGATTTCCTCGATAGCCACACGTGCATTGCCAAAATTCACCAGCGCGTCCTGACGCATATTTTCAGCGGCAGTTTTGAAATTGCGCGAAGTCTCTCCGAACGTGATTTTCCCGAGAATGTCGTTACCCGCAGCACCTATAGAATTCAGGTAATACATGGCCGTATCAAAGCTACCGACCAGGGTCTGCGCAGTGATATTGAACGCCCGAGCAATGCCGTCACCGATGCTGGCTGTAACCGCTACGGTCTCAATCATTGAGTCGGCTAGAGCGCTGATCTGTGACTTCAATCCCCCAGCTTCTTTGGTACTGCTTGCCAAGTCCTTCGAAAGCTGCGCCAGCACAGGCATGAATTCGGCGGCTAGTGTGGTCTTCACTGCCCCCAAATATGTGCCAAGTACGGTGAGCTCATTACTGAACTGCTTGGCAGCCAGAATGGTTGTTTCATCCATTACGGCGCCAGCAGCTTCAGCTGCATCACCATATTCCTTGAAACCCTGGGAATTGTTCAGCAACAGCGGCAATAGAGCCGTTGCGTCACTGGCAATCGCTTCAAGGTAGAAAGTCATTTCCGACTGACTAACCTTCGCCTTTTCAAGGCTGGACACATACAGGCCAAGAGCCTGGCTGCCACTCAGGTTGCGAAACTGCTCAGCGGTAACGCCAACCTTCGGCGCGATCTGCTCAAAGAAGTCGGCCATCCCGCCGCCTCCGGTGTTCAGAAAATCACCGACTTTGTCATTCACGTCCTTGAGAATGTCGGAAAGCTTGTCCTGCTCGACCCCTACTGTTTTGGCCCCTACGGCCATCTTTTGGAAATCAGTTACGCTGACGTTTGCTACTGCGGCAAGGTTGGATATCTCAGATGCTGAATTGACAGCTGAGACCATCATCGTCGTAAACGCAGTAACAGCAGTCGCAACGCCTGCGCCCACAGCAGTACCTACCGCTTTGGCGCTCTTTTCAACCTCTTTACGCCACTTGGCGGAACTGCGCTCCGCCTTGTCCATGCCGGCTACAAACCCGCCAACCTGTGCAATAACGTCCAGAGTCAAAGTGCCCAGCGATCTTGAGGCCATCTTTTTCTCCGAGCATAAAAAAACCCGCACTCGGCGGGCTAATTGTCATGATTATAACTATCGACCAAGAACCTTGGACTTCTCTGCTTCAAATTCTTCAGCGGTAAGATGTCCGCGATCTCTCAGTTCGGCCAACTTCTCAAGCTTCAAGTAAGGATCTTCCTTGTCTGGCCGCGTGACCAGTATCTCTTTGTGCTTAACCGTAGAATTGCTCTTTATCGCAGACACCGACCATATAAGCGATGCAACCCAGCCTATAAATGTCCAGCCAAGCAACAGATTCAGGAAAAAAATCGAAGCCTTGTTGTGATGCCCTCGTACCACTGAGATCAGGAATGGCAGAAGGTACAAAGCCGTCATCCCTATCAGCATTGGCGCGGCATCAAATGGTTCTGGGTTTACTGCCATGGCTTGGGCTCCCTGCAATCCCTTTCATTGGAGGACGGCAATTTACCATCATTGCCAGCAGGGTTGCACCACTACGCCCATGTAGCCTTGGCATCCTCTAGGGAGATCGGCCTGTCGTCCTGATCGTGCGGTGTGAAGTCTGCAATGGTGTAGGGTGCCGGCCGCTTCTTCGGGTCTCGCGCCTGGTTGGCCAGGATCATGGCCAGCAGGCCAGTGGCGCGCTCCACCCGCATCCCGACGTGAAGTGAACCCCGACGCTGCCTGTACTTCTCCCAAGACCTGAACTCACGAAGGCTCAGGTTTTCTTTGGCCTGCGCGATCGTCGAGCCGCCGATGCCGGAGAGGACGAGCTCGTGCCAGATTTCGTCGAGCTCGGTGAGCTCTTCGTCTTTCCCAGGTCGTTCACCTCTTGGATGGCAAACAGCAGGGCGACGGACAGTGCGCCATCGAGAGAGCCGAGGCGCTTGGTGCTTTCGGGGTCTTTTTCCAGCTCGACCGGATCGAGCGGGCCGTGGGTAATGTCCAGCGGGCTGCTGAACACCGGGTTGCCGTGCTCGTCGCAGATGGACGCGGCGATGCGGGCAGCGATGCTGTCTTGCTTGCTGGCTGCCGAAATCACGTCGCTTACCGCTGTTTGGTAGCCAAGCGGGCGGACGTAGACGGTAGCGTTGAAATCGGTGCCGTTCTGGCGCCATTTGATTTGCTTTTCCACCGGGCGGCCAGTGAACGAGCCAGCGCCTTTCAGCGCGTCGAGTGTCAACTTCATGGGTTACCTCAGGCGTCGGTGGTCTTGGGGATCCAGGCGGAGCCGCCAGAGCGCTGGATAGTGGCAGCAGTGGTGACTGCGGCGTTGGCGGCATGATCGAACGGGAAGTCAGCGACATAGCCGTCGAACAGGAACCAGGTGCGGGTCGGCGGAAGCACGAAATCATCGGCGTCGCCAAGGACCGCAGAAGCCGCAGCGCCGGTGCCAGCGCCACCGGTGAAGCTGATTGTCGGCTTGCTGGTGTACCCGGAGCCGGCGTTGGTGATGTTGAAGCCAACCACCTTGCCATCCTCAATGATCGCGGTTGCAGCCGCGCCGGTACCGCCGCCGCCAGAGAACGCAACAGTCGGTGCGGAGGTGTAGCCGGTGCCGCCATTGGTGAGCTCGATAGCCGCCAGCGCGCCTGCCACGCCGACGGTGGGCTTGATGTCCTTGCCGTCCGACCACCCTACCACCCAGCGAATGCTCTCGATGGTGTCGTCTTCCGAGATCTGATGCAGGCGCACATGCGAGGCGTTGCGTGGGTCGACATTAAGGGTCAGTGAAGCCTGGCCAGGGGTACGCAGGCCGCGCAGGTACTTGCGCACGGTGTCGCTGAGGCAAGTCACTTCAACCTGATCAGCGGGGTTGCCCCCTGGGCTGAAGGCGGTGGCGCACTCAACCTCCATGACTTCGAAAACAGTACGGTTTGCAGCCGTGGGCACCAGGGCGTAGATCTGGGTGCCTTGTGCGAGAATCGCCATGGGTCTCTCCAATTGCGGGCAAAAGAAAACCCGCACTGGGCGGGCTATTGGGGTATTGCTCAGCTACCGGTGAACCATCCAGTCCACGTCGAAGCTGGCTCGGTAATTCTTAGTCTCTGGATCGCGGCGCTCAGCACCCCAGCGGGTGACGTAAGCTTCCAGCTCGATCGCATCGCGGATGGCGTCCCTGACTTTCCGAGCGGATTCACCAGTGGCGGCGTAAACGTCGACTTGCAGCGTGAAGCCATCCAAATCTGGGCGGCCAGCCAGGTAATTCTCTGGAATGCCGTTGACGATCTGCCAGACGGCATATGGCCTGGCCACGCCCTCCTCTGCCTCGCCAAATGAGTAGAGGCGCATGCCAGTCCCGGCGCCGAGCAGCGCGGTAACTGCCGGGCTCTGCAGGCAGGCCTGTACGATAGGTGGTGTCATGAGCCTGCCGCCTTCTTCGCTGCGCGCCGAATGGCACGGTCGATTGCCTTTTCATACTCGGTGACGAAGGTGTTGGTCACCTCGCTGATGCTATCGGCCAGGGCCGGGCGCATGAATGGTGCTGCGGGCATCTTCTCGGTACCGAATTCGATCAGTCGCCAATGAGGCGTCGGTGCGTTCGAACTGAGATCTCCGCCATCCTTGAGCACCGCACCGTGCAGTACACCGACCCGGAAACCCAGGTCGCCAGTGCGCTTGAACAGCCGCCCATTCCAGCGCAGCGCGATGTTGTCCGAGATCGACCGCCCAGTAGCCTTGTCGTCGATGCGTTCAGCACCGGCCTTAGCCTTCTGCACCACCACCTGGGCGGCCTTGCGCAGAGCGGCCCGGCCACCTTTGTGACGAACATCTACGCTGACCTCTGATAACTTTCCCAGCAGGCTGTCCAGGCCGAGAATGCTGAACTCGACACCGTCAGCCATCCTTCACCCCCTTCTCGACCAAGATCGTCAGGTAGTCGAGACCGGATTTGGCGTCAGCCAGAGGCGGACCGACGATGCTGTATACCTCACCTCGGTACAGGATGCGCATGGTCGGAACTACCCCAGCCCGGTACCGGATAACCATGCGGCCCGTGGCCTGGGCCTGGCCGGCCTGAGCCGCTATGAAGTCCTTGGCCGATAGGTCTTCGACACTTGCCGGACACTTCGCCCAGCGAGTGACCCATTCCGGCTCCCCGAACTCCAGGGTCGCCGGGTCACGCACCGGCCTCTGCTCCTGAATGTCGATGCGATGCCGCAGTCTGCCGGCCTGCATCACACACCCATCCGGATGCGGTACGGCATCAGCAGGTGCCGGGATGCCAGCGGCAGCTCAACAGCTGTAGTCCCGGTCACCACGTCTTCACGGTTGGCGAACAGGTGGCCAAGCTTGAGCAGGCAGGCCGCCTGAATGGAAGGGTTGAGCACCATCCCGTAGGCGATGGCATCGGCCTGGTCATACGCATCGGCCAGCACCTGGCGGGCATGGTCGAGCATGCGGCAGCGTAGCGTGTGGTCCTGCTCTGCCTCAGCGGCAGCCACCGCCTCGGTGTTCGCCTCCTTGGCTTGCTGTAGGGCGGCAGACACGCCAGCACGGGCTTCGTCGAGCGCCACCTGATCCAGGTAGAAGCGGCGGTTGAGGAACTGCATCGCGGCCTCCTCCGCCGCATCGAGCTGCGCCTGGACCAGAACTTGGTCTTCTGGCTCGGCCAGCAGGTGGTGCATGGCCAGATCGATGGCGATCACAGACATGGATCACTCCTTGGCCTTGGTGGTAACGCTCTTACCGCCCTTGTTGGCCGGCTCCTGACCCTTCTTGTTCTCGGGCTCCGCAGCTTTCTTCACGTCGTACTCCTCGATCAAGCCGTTGCGCAGCAAGTCACGAGCACGCAGCTCGTCCACGGTGATTTCTTGGTTGCGCTTGACGTAAGCGCCACCGTTGTTGAAGCCCTTGATGGTTTTGACTTTGACGTCTGGCATGTGCGGTCACGCCCGGTTTCCCGGGCGCGCTCCTGAGGTGGTTACGGGGTGGCTTCGAATTCGCCGTGCACGAACGACTCGGGGCGATACACCGCCAGCGCCAGGCGCTCCTCGGCGCGGATGGTGACCATGTTGGTGCGGAAGTTGTCACCGTCTTCGGTGGAGACCTCGACAGCCGCTTCCTCGCGGTCGAATACCTGTGCAGCGATGTTCATCGCGCCGACCAGGAACTCACCCTCTGGCACCGCGTTGCTGTCCACCACCGGCAGCTTCCACAGACGCTGGACGCCGCCTTCTTGGACGTTCACCCAGATGTAGGAGCCGTTGGCGTCCTTGGTCAGCTCGATGTCTGCCCAGTCCACAGGGTTCAGCGCGATGGCCGAAGCACGGTACTCGGCCACGCGCACCTGCAGAATTGCGCGGCGCAGGGTGTCGATCTTGGTGTCGCCGGTTTTGCGCAGCGCTTCGTTGAAGGCGGTGGCTTGCGGGATCAGGCCCAGGAGGTTCTGCCCGGTGCCGTCGCCGGCCAGCAGCTGCTCCTCTTCCTTGTACTTCAGGCCGTAGATCGCACGGCCGTTGATATAGCTCTGCAGCAGCGGAATGTCCGACAGCACCTGCTTGGAAGCGCGGAACCAGTGGGCAATGGTGATGACGTTGGTGGTCTTCAGACCGAAGGACAGATCGGACTGGGCCTTCGCGGCGCCTTCACCCGCCTGGGACGCGGCCATGTTCTGGAAGCCGGTTTCTTGCACGAACTCGACCGCGTTCGAACCGGTACGGCCTGGCATGATCAGGTCGCGGATGGTGAACTCACGCTCGGGGCCCACCACGATGCCGGGCACGCGGGTCGGCTGGATTGCAACGCCGACGCCACCGGTGCCGGTGGTAGCGCTGGTAATGTTGGTGACGGCCTTTCGGCCTACACGAACGATGCCGCGACCGCGAGTTTGCAGCGACTTAAAATCGTCGCATTCGGTCAGCTCTTCACCTGCCGACTTGAAGTCGACTGGGTCATTCGCGGAGAAGCGGCGAGCCATTTTCTGCTCGATCTCCTGCAGGCGGTCCTGCAGGCCCAGGCCATCCTTCACCAGTCCATCGAGGATCGTCTTGGTTTCGGTCAGGATGGTGCCGTGCGACTTGATTTCTTCTGCGGCCTTGGCGGCGAACGCCTTGATCTCTTTGTCGCGCTCATCAAGCAGGTCGTTGACCGCTTTCAGTTGCAGCTTGTCTTCGGCATGCTCTTTGCGCTGGAACTGGCGATGTTCGGAGCGAGCCTGGTTGCTCATGGCGTTATGCATGGTGATTCCTCAAAACGAAGGGAGGGAAAGAGCCGGGCGCGACTTGAGCGCCTCAGCGATTTCAATTGCTGCCAGGTCGCCCTCGGACTCGCTCCGGAGCAGGTGCTGCAGGCCACGGTTGGCAATCACCGCAGACTGAGTCTTCGAGAAGCCTGCCTCGCGCAGGAGCAACTCAAATTCGGGCATCGAAGGCAGGCCGCCGTGGGCAAGCTTCGATTTGATGGTGTCGGTTCGCGCCTCGTCGTTGGCCGGCACCGTGACGATGGAGATCTCGATCAGATCCAGCTTCGTCAGCGTGCGAATGCGCGTTTTCTCGTCGAAGCTGGATTCGCGCACGTAGTAGCCGATCGACAGGCCGGTAATCGAACGCGTCTGCATGCCGCGGTACGCGATGCGCGCATACGGGGCGTCCTGCAGCCAGAGCTCGCCGGCGCCGAAAAGCCCTCGGTCGTCTTCCTTCATGCTGCCGATGTCCCAGCTGCCGATAGGCTCGCCGGTGCGGTGCTGCCAGAGCACTGGGAAGGTTCGTGCCTTGGCCTTGGCGTCCTCGATCGATTCGAGGAAGGCGCCAGGCGCGACGACCTCGTTGTAGCTGTCGACCACGCCGAACACCGAGCCGTAGCCAGAAAAAAGGCCGTCTTCACCGACAGCCTTTACGTCATAGTCGAAGGAGCGGTACTTGACCGCCGCCAGTCGATCCTTATGTCTCATGGGGTGTTACCTCTTGGCTGGTCGTTTAGCCAGTCGAGCAGCGCCGCCTTGGCCTGGTTGGCGCCGCCGGGGTCTTCGCCCAGCTTGTCGATCGGCAGCATGTTGGATTGCACAGTGAGCTTTGCCGCGTTGCCCCCCTCCGGCGGCAAGTTCTCTTTGCGCCGGCAGTCGTCCCGGGTGTAGATCCCGTTCTGGGTCATCGAGCTGTAGAAGGCCGCCCGCGCCGCGCTGTCCATGCGCAACAGCCCTTCCGGGTTGAACTTCACGTAGAAGCGGCGACGTTCGTCAGGACGCAGCAGGCGGCGGTTGGCGCACATTTCGATGCGCTTGATCCAGGGCAGCAGCGTGAAAGACAGGAAGCCGATCATCTGCTGCTCCATGCCGGTACCCCAGCTGGTGGAGTTCTGTGTGTGACCGACCATCCAGGGCGGCACGCGGAACCAGCGGCAAATCTCCTCGACGTTGAACGCCCTGGTCTGCAGCATCTGGGCATCCTCGGGCGTCATGGATACCTGCTGGTACTTCATGCCAGCCTCGAGAACCATCGTCTTGCCGTGGTTCGTTGCGCCGGAGAACTGCTTGATCATGTCCTCGCGGATGTCCTTCCGCTGTTCCGGCTTGAGGATCTGGTCCGTGGACAGGACGCCGCCCAGCTTCATGCCGTTGGCGAACATCTTGGCCGCCGACTCATCAGCCGCCATGGCCGAGCCCAGCACCTGTCGCCCGTATGCCAGAGGCGAAAGGCCGCAAAGCGGGTCAACGCCGAAGGCTCGCACGTGCACCATCTGATCCTCGGTCAACGTGTGAGGCTTGCCGAAGTTGTCGGTGTAGCGGTACTCAATGGAGCCGTCCGCCAGGCGCCGCGGGGGCGACATGTTCTGCGGCAGAAGGAACTCCAGACTCGTCAAGGTCCGGCCGCTCTGGTGGGGCTCGCAGAATGCGTTCCCCTGCAGCAGCAAGCTGGCCATGACGTTTTCCCAGAACTCCACGGGGGTTTGGTCGGCGTTGGGCTGCTGGCTGATGACAAAGTTGACCGGGTGAGAGCTGGCCACCACCGGCGCACCGTTCCTGTCCTCGTACAAGGCGATCGGCAGCGTGGCGATGGTCTCAGCGATCAAGCGCACGCAAGCCCACACAGTCGAGAGCTGGAGCGCCGTTTGCTGGCTGACCACCTTCCCCGATGCCGAGTCGGTGCCGTAGAAGGTGTTCCAGGAGGCGGAGTCGGTTAGGCCGATCTTGCGGCCCGCCCAGCCCGCCAGGCTCGATGCCACTCCCGGCTCGGCCGACTTCACCAGGGCCTGGCCGAGGATCTGAGTGAGTGATTTAGCCACCGATCAACCCCTTGCGAATGAAGCCCGCGGCGACCAGTAGCGAACCGGCAGCGGCCAGCAGCGCGTAACCCAGGCCGGCCAGCACGTATACGCCAGCAACGCCCAGCAGCAAGCCGCCGGCGGCAAGCACCAGAAAGATGATCAGGCCAGTTTTCATAGGTTGTCCCGTTAGCCAACCACGATCGGGCTGGCAAGAAAGTCATCGAAGTGGCCGGAGTCATCGATACCGAGCTTTATGGCCACGGCGCAGCCGGTGATCAGACTCACCATGCCGTCGATCTTGTTCTCCGGGCGCTCCTTGTTGGGGTAGATGTTGTCCTTCACGTCCAGCTTTGCCACCACGTTCGAGGCCATCCAGGTCAGTACCGGGCAATCGCCGTGGGCAAGCTTTCGCTGCAGCACCAGGGCTTCAACCTCTTTCATGGGTTCGCTCAGGTTCTGCACCGTCTGGCGGAGCTCAACCATCGGCAGTCCCTCGGCGTCCATTTCCTGGGCCAGCTGCGTGGCCTGCCAGGGGTCGTAGGCATAGGCCCGGATGTCGAAGCGCCCGGCAAACTCACGCATGTCCTCCTTGATGACTTCGAAGTCGGTGACCTCGCCGTCAGTCAGGGTCAGCAGTCCGAGCGCATCGAACTCGCGGTATCGCGCGGTGTTGCTGTCCAGCTCCTCGAGCACGCGCGCTTCTGGCAGGTAGTACCTGGCGTGGATGTGCCAGAACGGGTCGTCCCCATGAGGCGGGAAGATCAGCAGGTTCGCCGCGATGTCGATCTTGCTCGCCAGGTCGAGACTGCCGTAGCACGGGCGCCCCTCCAGCTCCGCAAGGCTTTTCCTGGCCGGAGCCTCTTTCCAACGCAGCATGTTGAGCCAGGCATTCTTGGCACCGACCCATTCGTTGAGATGCTTTGTACGGAAGGTGGCCTGCTTGGTCGCCGATTGCATCGCATCACGCTGGCGGGCCAGCAGGAAGTCCTCGGCGACGGATATCCCAAAGTTTGGATTAGCCTTGCGCAGCGCGATTTCGCTGGTCCAGTCGTCGCCCTGGTCGATGGTGTAGAGGGCCGGCCATAGGTCCGGCCGGTCGATCACGCCTTCCAGCATTCGCTCGGAGTCACGAATCAGTTGGTGGCAGGGGCCGCCAATACTTGAACCCGCCGTGGTGATCACCAGCATGATGGGCTGCTCGCGGGCACCCATCCCGGTCTCCATCGTGTCGTAGAGCGTGGAGTCTTGGTGTTCGTGATATTCATCCACCACCGAACACGACGGCGATGACCCGTCTCCTGGCTTGCCGATGACAGGCTCGAAGCGCGACCCATCGGCCAGAACGACCATGTTGGATGCATTCACGTCGACGCCGTAGTGCTCTCGGAGATCATCAGTCCGCTCGACCATCAGTTTTGCCGGCCGGAACACTTCCCAGGCTTGCTTTTCCGTGGTCGCACCAGAGTAGACCTCGGCGCCGAACTCTCCATCGGCAACGAACATGTACAGGCCAACGCCGCCGCCGATGATGGACTTGCCGTTCTTCCTGGGCACGAACACCAGAATCGTGCGGTAACGCCGGGTGCCATCCTTCTTGCGGACCCAGCCGAACGGCACGCACACAGAGAAAAGCTGCCATGGCTCCAGCTTGATCAGTTGCTTCTTGCCGCCCCATTTACCCTTGGTGTGCGGCAGCAGTTGCAGGAACTTGGCGACCTTCTCCGCCTTGGCCGGATCGAACTTGTACGGGAAGTCCTTTCGCTTCGACGCGACCAGGTCATCGAGGTGACGCTGGGCCAGCAGCATGATCCACTTGCAAACGAGGATCTTCCCGGCGACGACATCCTTGGCGTACTTCTCAGCCGCCTTCATCAGCGGAAATTTCGTCTTTGCCATCACAGCTCCGCGAAAGCATTGCCCTTCGGCGCGTCCTTCTTGCCGCCGCCAACCTTGGATCGGTCGGCCGGGGTCATGCCGAACTTGCCGAGCATGGCCTCCAGCCGCACCAGCTTGGCAGCAGGGAAATCGAGTGGGTCGGTGCGGAACTGGGCCAGCAGGTTGGCGGCCAGTTCCAATGTCAGTCGGTCAGAGTTGGTCAGCACGTCCCGCGGGGCGTACTTGGCGATCTCTTTCCAGGCGTGGAGCACTGCTCCATTGATGTGAGCCGGCGGGGCGGTCAGCTCGCCCGCCGGCTCAGCGTCCTCGCGGCGCCGCTGGGGGTCTTTCTTGAACGCACCCGTCAGCTCAAGCACGTTCGTCGGCTTGCGCGGTCGGGCCATTTTGGAAACCTGAATTTTGCGGAAATAGAAAAAAGGCTGAGGGCGCGGTGTCCGAGCGAAAAGGTGTGAACTTTCACTAGGCCCCTACCCCTACCTTGATCGGTATGCAGCTCCAAGCCTTGCCGCTGACGATCTTGGGGATGTATTCGCGGTGTACGCCGTACTCCTCGGCCAGAGCCTTCGGCGACTCGCCTGCAGCTCTCCTCTGCCTTATCTCAACCACCTGCTGGTCAGTAAGGCGTCGATGCAGAGCCTTCATTCCTGGCCCGCGAGTACCATGCTTGATGGCGTCCTCTAGGTTCTGTCGCCTGGTACCCCACGCCAAGTTAACCGGACGGTTGTCCTCGCTCACACCGTTCAAGTGGCGCGCTTCAAGGCCGTCAGTCTGCGGCAAGCCTGCGTACGCCATAAGCACGAGTCGATGCACTTCGAAGCGATGACGCTCCTTCTTGCCATTGACTCGCACCGTCAATGTGACGCGATGGTAGCCATCGTACACCTGGCTCTTCAGCACCCTTACCGATCCAGATCGAACAGACGCAACTTCCCCGTCCTCAGTTGCGTAGTAGCCGCTGAGGTTGGGTATAGGTCGCATGGTCTATCTATCGATGTTGTCGGGATTCTTTCTGCGTCTTGGCCTTGTGACAGTCGCGGTTGATCGCCCGAAGGTTGTGATCATCGTCGGTGCCGCCGTGGGCCAGGGCAACAATGTGGTCAACCTCGTGCGCTTCTCGGATCCTGCTGAGCCTGACGCAGTCGTCGCAACGGCAGAGGTACTGGTCGCGCTTCAAGATCCGCTCACGGATGCGGCGCCAGGGCCGGCCACCTCGGCCGGACCCCTTGCGGGTGGCCCAGGCCTTGGCCTGCTCGGCAGCCAGCTCGGCGTGTCCGTCGCAGTAGCCATTGGCGTTGCGGTGCAGCGATCGGCAGCCTTGAGCTCGGCAAGGTCGTTGCGGCCTCAGCGGCATGGCGCACCACTCAAGTAGGTCTTGGGCGGGGCATCTGGATCAGCATCACCCTCATCCGCCAGGGCTTCGATCAGTGCCAGGTTCTGGCTTACGATCGTCTCCAGCAAAGCGGTCTGCTTCTGCTGCTGCTCCAGAATCTGCTGGAGCAAAGAGATTGCTTGCTCGTTCACGCGCGACCCTCATCCACTTGTTGATCCATTCGCGCCGGGCGGCGCATCCACTACAGGCCATTGCTCACCTCCTGTACCAGATCAGCTGGTAGCACCGCGCATCGGCGGGTATCTCGGCGATGGGCCAGCGCAGGCAGCCCATGTACTTTCGCTCTGGCAGGGTGCGGCTCACACGCAGCGTCTGCACCAAGTAGGCAGATCCGGCAGCAGTGGTTATGAAATCACTGACTGCAATGCCGTCGGCACCGTCGACATACAGCCTGCATGGTGTATAGGGTTGCTTCGCCATGATTCGATAAGCTCTCTCGCGCAATGAAATCGGCGCATCCGCGGGGTCGTTGGAACAGCATTCCGCCCGGATGGTCGTAGCGGAAAGATCTGGAGAAACCGTGATGAAAGAAATCGAAGAGCTTATAGACAGGTGCGTTTTGCTGACCGAGAAGCTTGAGGGCCTACTGGAGGAGCACCCTGTGGCGTCCGGAACAGCTGTTTATGAGACCGCCGTTCGTGTCCTCACCATGCAGGTCAATCAGCTTCAGCAAGATGTAATTGCCAAGGCAGCGCGCGGAGTCATCCACGAAAGGGATCAGCTTCAACCGGTCTTCGGTCGAGTGCTTCACTAATCTGGCGGAACGCATGATCAGCGTGCTCGCGCCACGAAACGGCGCATGTCTGATTTGTGGCGCGGCTACTGCGATACCCGGTTCAGCGCCTCATCAGCCTTGTCGGCTGCCTGGGTCGCGGTAGTGGCTGCCTTCGACGCCTGGGTCGCGGCGCTCTCGGCCTTTCTGGTCAGCTCGTCCAGACGCTTGTCACGTTCAGCCATTGCGGCGTCGTAGGCCTTCCGGATCTCGTCGACCTGGTGCGACTGAGTGCTGGCCATCGACCAATAAGCAGACTGCCAACCCAGAACTGCACCGCCTGCAATGAGCACCGCAGCGATGACCCACACCTCTGCCCGTCGCCACCAGCGTCGAGCGATGAATTCCAAAGCGCATTTGTCCATCAGGCTGTACCTCCAAGCTGTGCACGCAGCCGGGAGATCTCTGCGCTCTGCGTGGTCACCTTCTCAGTGAGCTGGCCCACCTGACACGTGAGCGCTTCAATCTTTCCTTCCATCCGTCCAACTGCTGCTGCCAACTCGTTGCGCTCCTTGGCGAACTGATCGGCGCGGACCTCGGCCAGCTTTCGGGCCTCTCGCTCGGAATCGAGCAGTTCATTAAGCCGGCGGACAGTGCCGATATCGGCATTGTCCATAGCGCGATCAGCAGCGTCCTTGGACAGGAAGCGGCGCACCCATAGCAATGCGCCCGTGACAACGATGCCACTACCGCCCAGCCAGGTGGCTGTGCCTGGGCCCAGGTCGGTCGGGTCCATTTGCTTGCTCCGTACGTGAGAATTGTGCTCCGGCGTTAAACCGGCCGGATGCTTGCCCCCGGAATCCCTAGGGGTTAAAAGGAATGTTGGCCGATCTGGCTTCGCTAGAAGGAACTAGTAAATGCCCGTCAGTAACATCTATGTGGTCGCTTATCACCTCCATGGAGAAGCTCGCGAATTCATCGTCCGCGCCGAGAGGATGGATAACGCTGAGGCCTGGCACTGGGCTGCCTGCGAAGCCGGCGTTGGAGTCATCCCTAAGTTCACTGCTTCGGATATCAGAAAAGTCTCTCGGCCTGCTGCTGAGCGCTTCGGCATAACTGACGTCCAATGGCGGAGGTCCGGCAACCTATGAAATACCGCATCGACTACAACCTCAAAGGCCATACCAGATTCTGGATATGCGATTGGCCTAGCACGCCGAACGAAGACAATGTGCTGACCGCTCTCCTCCGTCTGCATGCCCCCGCTGACCCCTTGTCTGAGGCGCGCGCGCCGTGCCGCTTATCACATGATGATCTCCGCATTGCGATCGCAGATTTGGGTATCTCGGATGTACGCATTGAGGGGGATGATTAGCTATGCCGGGGCACCCAGGCCGACGCTGGCAAGTACGCCGGTCACTGCGAGGGCGCCGGCACTTGGCTCGGCCATAGGTGGTGCTCCAGAAACAAAATGCCCCGTCGAACTGGCGAGCCCTTGGATACGTGAAAAGATGGCCCCGTGCTATCGTCGAGTTTCCACACAAGACGTTTCACGGAGCGAAAAACGATGAAGGTAACCCTCAAGTGCGCCAAGTGCGGCAGTGACAAGTTCGAGGTTCCGGCTAGGCCGAACAACAACTCGAAGGTCACCTGCGGCAAGTGCGGCGCTGTCGAGACTTACGGAAAGCTCATGAAGGCTGTGGGTGACAAGGTCACGAAAGACCTGGAGCGGCAGCTCGGGAAACTGTTCAAGTGACTTGAGCGTTTCGCCCAGAGGGCGCAGGAAGTCAGCGGCGCCCTCAACCTCAACGTCGAGCTGTAGCTTTTCCATACAACCTCCAGATACGAAAAAGCCCCGGCAGATACCGAGGCTTGGAATGGGTGCGGAGGGCCGGTGCATACCCGGCTTGGTGGCCTGGATCGCTGGGTCACATACCCCAGACTCTCATCGCGTAGACGACCAGGGAGCGCACGGCTTTGATCGACGCCACTACCGACTTAGTCCAGCTGCCTGAGCGTGTCATCCGCACAAAAAAGCCCGCACAGGGCGGGCAAAGAGGGATCGTGCTTTTTTAAATCTGGTGGCTGTAGAACAGCGAGTACGACTCGATACCGTCGTTGGGCTGCTTAATGCCAGCGTTGGAGTAGTGAATCGCTCGGATGCCAACCTTCTGCGTCTCGCCGATCTTCAAGCCCGCACCGATGCGGTCTTCGAAGTTGAAGGCCGAACCAAAGTCCTGGTCACCTGCGGACGTACCAGAGAAGACCGCCAGGCCGATGCCAGCCTCAATGAATGGCTTCACGTTACCGCTGCCGAACTCGTAAACGAAAACTGGCGCAAAGGACAGCGAGTGAGCGCCACCGGAAGCATCTCCTGCTTCCCAATAGGTATACCCAGCATCCCAATAACCGGTGAGACGGCCAGTACTGGATTCAAACCAGCTTTTGTCCCAGTTAAAGCCAATGCCGACGCGCGCTGTAAGACCACCTTGGCCTGTCGCGCCAAGCGCCCCGGAAAGCTCAGCTGCTCCGGCGGACGCAGCGAAAAGGGAAAGCGCCACAACGGCGAGAACGTTTTTCATACGCACGGTCTTCCATGTTATTGAGTAGCAACCTATCAGAATTATAGCGCTATCAAATCGTTCCCTCATACAAGCAAAATGCTTTTTCTGGAGGGCTACCTGAATCGAAGCCCCTCAAAAACACAAAACCCCGACACAATGGCCGGGGTTCCTCTGTGTCGCGTTGCTTGCAAGCTGGACACGCTGCTATGAAAACAGGTGTTTATCCGCCCGCATAGAACTTTTTACGCAGCTTCTCGAATTTCTTCGAGGGCGCAGTCGATCCATGCAACGCCAGCCTTGATGATCTCTCGGGTCTTGCGCTCGGACATTCCAGCCTCCCGACCTACCCGCATAGCCGGTTGCTTGTAGCCGTAGTACGCCCACACGAAGTCCCCCATCTGCTGGTTGCGCTTCACAAGCCTTGCAACAGCACCATCCACGACCAGCGCCAGATCGTCCGTGATCACATGCTGGCGCGCACCACCCTCGGATGGGACGTTGTCCCGCATGAGCGCATACAGGGGTGAGACGTACCGTGGCACGCCCATCTCGCACATCCGCCACCAGCCCCACTGCTCGAGCAAGTACTCGGTATCGCCCAGCATCTTGTCCACGTAGGTTCTTTTCTTCATGCAGCCCTCCGGGGCGTTGGGTCGGTGTCCAGGCCGAACAGCTCGCGCAGCAGCTTGTCAGCGTGTTTGTTCTTGGCGTTGCCTTCGGTGATCCAGCCCTTGGCAAACTGCTCGAATCCCACATTGGCGCGGGCGGCGTGCCAGTCAGCCACGATATCCATCAGTGCTGCCGAGGCGATGCGGCCGTTGTTCTGCTCCAGGAGCATGCGGTTGCCCACCTTGAGGAACTTGCACTCCACTGGGGTCATGCTCTTGCGCGGCAGTGCGGCAGTGCGGCAGTAACGTTACTCATCGAGTGGCTCCTTGGGCCACGCGGGCCTCAGCAATTCGAACAAAGCCCAGGAACTGGTCAGCCGGCATTGCCTCCTTGATAACGTCGAGGATCACCCGATCCATGTGCTGCTGGGTGTGCGCCTTGGCCTCCTTGCGCAACTGGCCGCACCGGTACAGCAGGCGGGTGCGGTCATGGTTGATGTGCTTGAGCGCGGCCTTGGCCCGGTTGTACCAGCTGCGATCGTATGGACGCCCCTGAACAGCGCCCTCTTGCGCCTGGCTCAGCGCCAGCTCCAGGCGGATTGCGTCACTCACCAACTGCTCGTGCAGGGCCTCGCAGGCCTCAAGGGTTTCCGGCAACTCGCGGGGCCCCACAAGGCGTGGGTGCGCTTCTGCGAGTTTCGGGGCATTGCCAGCGGCAACAGGCTGCTCGGCGCCAGCACGCTTGGTGACGGTTACCGAGAGGACCGGAGTTGCAGGTTTGCCAGCGCCAGCGCGCGGCCACAGATCAGAAAGTTTCACGATGCTTGCTCCCCTTGCGGTGTTTGGAGAAATTCAGGACGCGGGCCATCTCGACTTCATCGTCAGGTGGTAGTCGGTTGCCGGCAAAATTGACAAATCGGGCGTACTGCCCTTGGCGCTGTACCAGGCATGAGCCCTGCGGGGCCTGCCGCCCCTTGTCGAGGATCAGCTCGGTAACGCCCTGCTCGCCCGCTTCCGACTCCGGGTCGTGGTGGACCAGGATCACCGCATCGGCGTCCTGCTCGATCTGGCCGGAGTCGCGCAGGTCGCTGGCCTGGGGCTTCTTGCCTGGGCGACTCGCTGGGTTCCGGTTGAGCTGCGCCAGCACCAGCACCGGCACGCTCAACTCCTTGGCCAGGTTCTTCAGGGCAAGCGAAATCTTGGCCACGGCATCGGTGCGGCTCTGGTTCTTGCCCTCCGCGCCCACCAGGCCCAGGTAGTCGATCATCAGGATGTCGAGGCCCTTTTCGCGCTGGAGTCTGCGAGCGTCCGAACGGATCGCGCTCATGGTCATGCCCGGGGTGTCGTTCAGGTACAGCTGGGCAGCCTCGATCTTGCTGCCGGCGGTCCCGATGCGCTGCCATTCGTCCTCGTCGAGGCTCTTGACCTCCTCCATGCGGCGCAGGTCTACGCCGCCCTGAGAGGCGATGGTGCGAACAGTGAGTTCCTTCTCGTCCATCTCCAGACTGAAGATCAGGCCCACTCCGGCGCCGCGGATGGCTACGTGGTTGACGATCTGGAGCCCCAGCATGGTCTTGCCGCTCCCTGGGCGCCCGGCAATCACCACCATGCTCTTGGGGCGCAGGAAGCCGATCAGCTTGTCCAGGTCAGTCAGGCCGGTCG